CGCACTAATCCAACATTCTTTAGAACTACATTACCTGCCTTTTGAGTATTGACTTTTGCTAAAAGTGCTTTTGCATCTGCTGCTTGTATCTCTAAATCAGCAGAACCACCAGGAATTATTGTAGCTATCCAGTTACCTTTTTCATCTTGTTGATATTGGTAACCTTTTGCTGGTGTAGGCATCATAGTTGTTGTGTCAGCTCCAGACTTTTTTAACTCCATTAAGAATTGATAGAATGTACCTTTATAACCGCCTTTAACAGCTTCATTATATTTCTCGATGTCTGCTGCGGGTTTAGTTGCTGTAGGCATAGAGGCTCTCATCTCAGTAGCCATCTTGGTTGCTTGAGCAGCTTCATTGTATAGACCGCTTGCTTGTAGGGCATTGGCAATTTCCATTAAATCTTCAGGAGTTTCTGGTTCAGGGAATCTTTGCATTACTTCATCAAGTGCTTGTTGTTTAGCTATTCTAGGGTCAGGCGAACCTCCTATTAGTTGAGCCAATCCCATTAAACCTTGATTACGCAAATCACCGCCAAGTGCTGAGTTGTAATACATTCCATATCGTTTACTACCGCCACCTGCCTGACCTACTTTCTGGGCATCCAACTCCATCTGCCTGTCAATAGCGTATCTTGTATCAAACATACTTGGAAAGTTTAAATCTGCCATCTTTATCTCCTATGTAAAAAGGCTACTACCGCCACCTAGAATCGAGTTCCACATATCACTCCTGCCTTTTGTTTTCTTTGCATCTTCTAGGGCTTTTAGGTCTGCCCATGCTGTTGATGAGTCACTCATACCAGGTAGGTTTCCTGCTGGATAGGGTTGTGGCATCTTGACCATCGAGTTCGCTATATCACCTACACCAGTCATCATTTTAATATCACCAAATTGTCTAGCTAGGTTGGAATCAATAAGCCCCTGTGACTCAAGAAAGGCTTGATTAAGCATGCCTAATTCTCTTTGATCTATTACATCGGAACTTGCTCTTTTATTCCAATATTTTTGCGTTTCAGTAGCACCAGTAGCAAACTCTCTCTCCCTTTGTTTTTGTGCAGCTAATTCATCAATATCTGTATATACACTTCTCATCTGATCGAATCTTTTCTTTTGGGCATCTTCCCAGCCACCACCTGCTAAGTTTGTTGCTTGATCGCCAAAAACACCTTGTCTACGATAGAACTCATCATATATGGCTTGCATTTCTGGTGATAGGGTAGAAGTAACCATATTATTATCTCTATCCCAACGAACTTGCCCACCTACACCAGTTACATCAGGAGTAGACCTTTCCCATACTAATCGGTCTAGTTCTTTCTGGCGTTCATAATCTTCTTCGGCAAATTTAGAGCCTTTTCCACCGCCACCCCCAAAAGGGATATTAAACATTCCTGTGTTCCCTTTAGCTGTGTTCCAATCAGAGAGTATTTGAGCACCCGATTTTTTAAAACTAGGTGCAACAAAACCCTCCTCTTTAGGCATTGTTCTTTTATATGCTGATTGTTCGTATGCCATTTCTCTATCTCCTAATTATGCTGTTCTTTTCCAAAAATATACTACGATGTAGGGTTGTAAGTTGTTATGTGATCCATCACCACCTGTTGAGCCTGTTGTTCCTGATACAGCATTAGAGCCACTTCCAGTTAAATACTGGTCGGCTGAAGCAACAGCACCACTATGAGTATGTGCTGGCATCTCAGCTTCAGTTAATGTGTGATTAAACTCACCACCTTCATTTCCTGCTGTGAAAGCAACTGTTTCGGGTGTAGGCTGGCTATCTGCTGTAGAACCAGCACCTATAAGGACTCTACCCGCCCCAAAAGCTACCCAAGTCGTTCCACCGATTGCTGTGACAACTGCTGCTGAATCAGCGTAGGCTACAGTCGTGGTGAATATTGAGCCTATTGGGAAAGCGTAGTTATTAGCAACTGCGGTAGTTACAAATTCTGTTGTGGCAATTCGAGTAGTGTTATTACCTGCTGATTGAGTAGGTGCAGTTGGTACTCCCGTTATAGCAAATGTTCCAGCTACCGTACCATTATCCATTGCGAAATCCTCACTGGAGCTTCCGTTTAAATCCGCCTTAGAATTGACTGCTGTTTGTACCGTTTCAAATTCGGTTTGGAAGTCATCTCCTGAAATTACCTTACTTGCATCTGAGTCTGCTAAAGCATCTTTACCATCCCAATCTACATTTATTGTATAGTCACTCATCGTATTTTTCCTTCTTTATGTAATAGTGTTAAGTTTTGAATCATGGCATCATAGCCATTGCTCGCCATAGCTAGATTTATTTTGATGTGCCTGGCAGTTCCCATTAATGGGGTTCTGTATTCTTTCAAACCGTATATAGGTGTATATTTAGATGAAGCTGGGTGTACTGCTGAATCATGTGTATGAGTTGCTGTTGTTGCTCCATACAAGGAACTAGAAGCACCCCATAAAGAGGTTGAACCCGAAGTTGCTGGCCTTAGATTTATACTGGTTGTCGTTGATGGTGTTGAAGAAAAATCCTTGTACCATTTCAAACCAAGTGTAGCACCAGAGCCACCCTCTAAAACTAATATCATTCTTTTTAATAATGCTGAAGAAACGCTTTGCCCTAAGTTTATCCAAGCTGAAGATATATCTGAAGAAAAAGAAGAATTAGTATAAGATGCTGCACTATCTGCCCAAGCCAAGTCTACATCGTAATAACCCTCATAACCAGCCAAAGAGCCATCCTGTTGTCCTACTAAAAGTCCATATAATTTAGTATAGGTTAAACTAGAGGGTTCTCTATCATTACTAAATATCCAGGTAGTTACTCTTGGAACTTGATTAGGGGTTATATGCTTGAAATCGAAAACATAATTAATGTTCTTGTCAACAAAGGACATAATATATATGCCCTCGCTTTCAACATACACGCCCTTAACATTTGTACTCTGACCTATATTTCTTATAAGGGTGTCTTTGATGTTGACGCTTAGATCGGTTAGAGGAAGTTTATCTTTCTCTGTTGTTCTAGCAAGAGAGCGTAATCCTGTAGCTGACAAGAAAACCAAATCATCGCCAATGGCTTGAACACTATCTCTACTAACGCACCCCACACCTCGAATAACCTCATCAATAGCTAAAGAGCCAACCGCATCTGGACTATCATATACAACAATATTGTTCTTGCCAAAGATAACCAGCTTACCATAGAAGGGGGCTATTGCTACTATCTCATCTGTACCCCATTTCTCTTTTAAATCTATCGCCCCTGAATCACCGCCTGTCCAATCATCGCCATCAAGTAAATTTGAGTAATAAACAACATCTTTCGCTTCGGCTACACCGCCACACCAAATTCTTCCGTAGTACCCCATTCCACAAGAGGGGTCAAACAAAGTTACTATTGAACCAGGATCAGTGGCATGAGCTGTCCACTTTACACCCGAACCTAAAGAGCCATCATATCGCTGTGGAACTACCCCAGCATGAAAAGCGTGTAATCTTTTATTAAAGTTTACAAACTGCCAATCTCCACTTGAATTGGCTACTGTATGTTTAGTATCATCATCACCAGTAGGAAAGGCTGCATTAGGTGAGGTAAAGTCTATCGTATATATACTTGTACCATGACTAGCGAATATCTTATTCGTACCTTGATCGTTATGTTCTATCAGAGAACCTATGGCTGTACCGCTTGGAACTACTTTTTGTTTTAATCCTTTTCTAAAAGATATTCTTCCAGACTCCTTTAGAACAATATTATCAGTAGTAGTAAGCCAAGATGGGTCTAGGGTTGATGGATTGTATTGGGTATTAAGTCCATTAATACCAAAATCAGGTAGTGGATGAAATGATAACTGTTTAGCCATTAATTAATATACCAATCTGCTTCATATTGAGTATTTCCTGAATCAAGCAGAATCGCTTGTTTAAGAGCTTCATTGGCTTCTTGAGCCATTAGACTAGACTGTGTACCACCATCCTCACCCCTTTCTGCGATTGCTCTTGCCCAAGCACCTAAAATAACAGGGTTTACTGGCACTTTTAAAATTTCAGTAGCAGTAGTCATGTGGGGTTGTATCTTGATAAGATTAAAGTTAATATTCTGTGCTTCAGTAGGTAATGGATAGAGGTCAATATTTATATCAAGCGGTCTTGTGGTGACAACAGATGTAGTACCATTAATGGCATAATAATAA